TTTATACTGATTTTTAACAGCAGCAGCTCGCATCTTTGATGCAGACATTCCCTCTACACCGTCTGCGTCTGGGTCACGTTCTCCAGCAGATACTACCTTAATATCATCGAATCCGTAGAAACCGTGTCTACCTTCTTCACCATTATATTTGTTAAGTAGGTTGTCAAATTCGTCCACTCTGTCAGAACCAACAACCATTACAATCGCCTTGTGACCTTTGTTATGAAGTTCAACTGCGATATCGAATACGTTTCTTGCACGACTTACTTTGATGTCCTTTTTATATTTTGGGAACATCTTCTTCATGTATGCAACCTTCTTATTATGTGGAAGGGGGTCTTTCTTTGGGTTCTGTGAATGTGATGGATACACATACATAGGAGCGCCAGGGTTCTTACCCTGCTCTCTTGCCAGTGCATCTATAAGTTTTTCGTGACCAGTTGTTGGTGGATTAAATCTACCAAACGTAAATACTGCGGTGTCGCCTCTTGCTTCTTTAAAAGTTTTCATTCTAATCTCCCACAGCATCTTGGCCTGCCATTGCGGCCTTGTTCTGTTTAACTCTCTCGCCTTCACCAGCCTTCAGTTTCCTAAGAATCTTCTGTGAAATCTTATCAATCACTTTACGTTTCTTGGCCACAATCTTCTGGTCAATTTGAATTCGTTTTTGCATAGGGAGTTCTTTGTAGTTTACATCTGGGCCTAAACTACGTTTGATTACCATCTGTTTTGCTTGACGTTTTGCAATCGCCTGTAACGCTTCTGGGTCACGGCGTCTTACTCTTGCTCTCTTCTTCTTCATCTTCACAGAAGATTTCCTTGCAAGAATTTTCATACGTCTACTCATCTTTCTGCGATTCTGCATAATTTGAGCAGGCGTTGCTTTCTCTTCGATTTCGTCTTCAAATAATTCTTTAAAAGTTATCATTTATCCCATGCCTTTATTGCAGTAAAGTTATTGAAACTAAATTCCATTCTATCGACTAACTTCACAGCGTCACCAGATACCCTATCAATTGCAACATAGCCCTCTGGGTTAGTCACTTTAAATCCATTACTAGTCTTGATAAAGGTATCAGTTAAACCCTTTACACTATTTAGTTTTTTCACAATCCCCATCTTGGCATTTACTAGATGTGATTGGAACGCAATAACCGCCTCTAAATTTGTTAAATCTTTCTTAAATTCTCTTGCGTATTCTTTACCTTTTGTTCTCAGAACATCTTTACTCTTTTCGGTTTTTACTTTGTCAACCTCTTTTGCAAAGTGATTTTCCACCCAAGTGATATATCCGGCTGCGTGTTGTTTTGGGTTCTTGATTGCTTCACCCTTACGAACCTTTGAGTTGTTGTATGTCTTGAGTGATGCACCAACAAGTTTACCTGTCAGCGAGTTTTGCAATCTAAGGAACTTAGATAATTTTGCAGAGTTAATTTGGTGGAAGGACTTACCAGCGTTTGATAAGTGACCAGTTACAGTTGCGTTTTCAGCAGATGTAAATGTTGCAGTACCAGATGCATCCTTATATGTTGCATCATCCATCCATACAGATGAAGTCTTTGTTAGTTTACTAATGTTTGCACCGAATGATGCCTTCATATCTTGCAGTGCAGAACCAGTATATGTTGTATGCCATACGACACCAATCTTTGCACTGTTAATTACTTTACCAAGGTCACTATCTGTCGGAACAGCATATACAATAGTATTAGGCTGAAAAGTATAATACTTTGTGCCGTCAATGGTTGTCTTTTCAACATCGTCTGTAAACATGAGGTCACCTTGCAGTACCCCTGTAATACCCAACTTAGAAAATTCTTTGAGTGCAATCTTAAATTTAGAATTAAGATTTCCAGATAAATCAGCATCAATCTCTTCCTCTGTCTTATAGAGTTTCGGTTCTACGTTGAATACCGATTTCTTTGCAACGAAAAACTTATTATCCTCTGGGTCAATACCAGCGAATATCGCAGGCGCACCATCCCACTTCACAGTCATGTTAACTGAACTACGACTTGCACCAGAAAACATATCTCTCAGTGAACGCATGAAGTTGATTGCGGCCCTACCGCCGGGCACACCAAAGTTTAAGATTTCATCTTCAATGTGTTCTAAGTGCAGATTCTTTCCTGCTTTGTTTTCCATTAGCGACTGCATTAGAATCTCACTTTTGGATTACCATTGGATACATCAAGTTTAACACCCAAGATTTCTTGTACTTTGTCGATACCAGAAACAAGTAATGCCTTTACCTTATTCCAAATATAAGATAACATTTTCTTGAGAATATTTTTTAAGAATTGAACACCAGATTTTACACCAGATACAACCTTGTCAAATAAACCTTCATATAATACTTCCTCTTGATATGCATGGTCAAATGCTTCTTTAAAAATACCTTTTGTCGCTGTCCAAGCACTTCCACCTGTACCAGATGTTTTAAACGAAATATTAAATGAGGTTTGTGATGCAACATAATCAACATACTTATCGTTAATTGCCACATAATCCGATTTACCGTTTTCATCAAACTTTAAAATGTGAGTTGCTTTTGGTAATGGGTCTTTAAACTTTTGATTGCCAGTCATTGCCTCACGGACGACCTCTTTATTAATCTCTGGTGTATTAAGAAGGTCTTTTAGTGCTTCAGTCATTGCAGTCTGTTTCTGCAATCTTTCTTTTACCCAATTAGTCAAATCATCGTCAACACCGTCTTTGATAGCAGCCTTGAAATCATTAATCTGTCCACCAGCAGGCAACTTGAATGATGTGAATTCTTTTTCGATATCATCTGTCAATGAATTCCAAGACTCATTGAGTGCTTTACTTTTCACGCTGTCAGATAGATTGTCATATGCGGCGGCCAATGTTGCAAGTGTTTCTGCCTTACCACCAGACATAAGTTGAGAACCACCATATTTTTTTAGACTAATATGTTGTTTATTAATATACATATCAGTTTTAGGTGTTTTTGTAGAACCACCGGCAGGTTTACCTGTGGTTTGAATGAAGTAAGAATCCCATTTAGGATTAAGTGGTGCGTTACCAGAACCAAAGTGTTTCATAGTTCCACTTGGTCTACCAAATGCATTTTTTACAATCTTGTCACCAACTTCCATCCAATCATCATAAAGTGGTTTCCAATTGGTTTCTGCTGATTTGATTGCCGCTTTCTTGTCTTGACGCAAGGATTTCATATTGTAGGCTGCACAGATGATATTCTCAAACTCTGCACCCCTTGGTTTTTTACCCTTTGCCTCTACAAGTTCAATATGTTCCTTGAGAGTTAACATTTCAATCACTCCATATAAATTACATACTTATTTATATAACAAGTGATTTAGATTGTCAACCCTTAACAGTCAAAAAAGCAGGCATAGGGTGTTCACCAAACGGTTTATTCTTGTTTAAGTGGTAACAAACTCTAGATGCATCTTCTTCAAACTGAAAATCTTGCACAACTCTTCGTGATGGAAGTTCGATGACTTCCCATAGTTTTGTCTCAAGGTTTACGTCAGTGAAGTACTTTATTTGTTCCTTCTTCCTATACCTTGAGGTCAGAGAATTTTTCATATCCTTTGCTCTTTCCAGCAAACGGTGTGTTATCGAATACATTTTCATCTTGTCCACTATCAACTAAATCTCCCTGTGCTTCTTGTTCACAATCATACAGACGCATCTTTGCTCTGTCTATTCCCAATACAAATCTCTTATTCATAGTAGGGTCATTGTATCGGTTCTTCAATTGTTTGACCACAATCTGATTGAGGTCTTCTAGTTCCTCTGTCGAGATTAGTGCAAACATTAGGTCGGCCGTTGCAGGCAAACCAAAACTTTCTGAAGTGTCTTCTAGTCCAATGTCTGTGGAAGTGAACCCTGTTCGTGTTGTCTGGGTTGCAGACATGATGGGTACATTCGTTTCCACTGCAAGTCCTCTTAGTTCTTCTGCAATCGACTTGATATAGAAGTAAGAGCCTACATTTGCATTTCCTTTGAATCGTGAAGATGCACATATATTTAGATAATCAATAAAAATAATGTCTGGTCTGAAACTACGTTTTAGTGCGAGTTCCTTGATAAGACTTCTGAAATGTCCAACGTGTGCTGACGCAGTTGGGTATTCCTTAATAATCAACTTTCCGTTTGTCTTTTTTTGTATCTTGGATAACTGTGTTTCAAACATCTTCTTTGGAAGAGAATGCAAGTCATCCATTGTAACATTCATTAGATTCGCATCAATACGTTCTGCAATACGTTCTTCTGCCATCTCCATTGTGATGTACAGAACATTCTTACCTTGCATAAGTGTTGATGACGCAACATGACACATGAACAACGACTTACCAACACCAGTTCCGGCCAGTGCGATATTCAATGTCTTTTGTGGTAATCCACCTTTAGTAATCTTGTTGAAATAATCTAGGTCAAACGCAATCTTCTCTTCTTTCTTGTGATAGAAGTCAAATCGTTCTGAACCATCTTCAACGTAGTCGTGACCAATATTAGTATCAAATGATACTGCAAGTGCCTCAGATAGAATGGATGGGATTGCTTCTGGTGTTCTCTCCTTATCCTTTCCATCAATAATTCCTATTCCTTCAACAACCGCATTGTAGATTGCTTTGTCTTTGCAAAACTTTTCTGTGGTATCAAGTAACCATTGCGTGTCAACATCTGTCTTTTCAAGCGAAGCAATGATACCCACGATTTTCTTATACTCATCATCATTGACATCCTTTCGATTGTCGAGTTCGATAGTGAGAGCTTCCTGTGTCGGAATTGCATTGTACTTTTCAGTGAACTTCGTAATCTCTTCAAAGATTACACGTTCATTCTTATCTGCATAATATTCTGGTTTGATAAATGGGATTACTTTCCTTGCGTAATCCTCATCCCAAATCAGATTAGTTAGTGTGGTTCTCTCTATCGTCTGCATCGACATATTGTAAACTACCCTCGTTTAATTGTTCCATAATAATATGCTGAAGAATGTCTCCAGCAAGTTCAAAAAAATCATCACCAAAAAAGTCTTTTGGTAAGTCATTAGAATCTAACATATCCCATTCAAAATGTAAAGTAGCTTTGTCAGTTTTTTTATCCTCTGAAACATCTACTTTACCATAGCGATATACAACACCTTGGTACTTTCCTGCCTTCTCAGTCAGTCCAATACCTGTCCATTTCTGGTCTTTGTTTTCTACATATTTGAAGTAATCGCCCATGTCCTTCATTAGATAATAACCTTACCTTGTGCTGGAACGGCAAGGCCTGTTACTGCCTCCGTGTATGCAGCACTAAATTCTGGATTAGTTTCTGTTAGAATAACAACTCCACCAGCATAAAACATTCCCTGTTTTGGATTTTCTGTACCTGTCATACAGATACCCCTTGCGAAACCTACTTTGCCGTCTGGGGTATTTACCAACATTCTTGGATTCTCAAGTGTAATGTTTCCATTATTCTCATGCATAAATTTGCCAATGTACTCACCAGCAAGTGTTACTAGTGATACTACTTTACCGTTTACCATAATTTCTCCTTAAACATAATGAAGGTAACTTCCAATTATATATTTGGATTTGTCACCTGTTACTTTTCGGCCTGCGTGAAGATGTGTCCACATTGGTGGGAACATCAACATTCTACCTGCCTTCGGTGTTACAGAAATATCCCTCTGGGGGAAATCTGTTTCACCACCTTCTGGTTCATTGAGGTATAGAAAAAATACCAAGAACCGTCTTGCAGATGCATAGTTTCCTACATCTACATGGTCATGAAATTCATCAACACCATTTGGTTCGTATCGTTTCATGCGATACATTTCATAAGCATATTGTTCTGGGAACATCTTGTTAGTTACATCACAATCTTCCATGTATCTGTCGATACAACTATTGAAGGCGTACTGCAAGTTATCTTGATATGGTTTCCAGTTCTTATACTGTTGCAATGTAATTTGAGTAAAAGAACGATGACCCTTTAGTGTTTGTTTATCAAACTGGTCTTCGTTCTTTTCAAACTCCTCAATCATGTGGTCACACATGAGTTGTGGAATCACATCATCATAGACACGAATGTAGTTTTCATTCAGATTCTTGAACTGCATCTTCAACTTCCACTTCTTGATGATTACCGTACTTGAATTCTTTCTGTGCAAATTCGTCAAGTTGACGCATTACATCTTCAGTATAGAATTTTTCTGGGTCATTATTGATTGTCTTACCGAATGTCTTTGTGCCATCTGGTAGTTCAATACGAGTGGAAACTGATTTAAAGATACCTGCCTTGAGAGCAAGTTCAAGTAGACCATAGTACCTATCCAATCCACGTTCATACATCAGACGTACATCAACCATCTTGTTTTCGATAGTCAAACGTGACTTCTGATTTTTACAGTGAATGATATTACCAACAACTTCAGTACCGTCTTTCTCTTTCTTCTTTGAAAGATACACGATAGAAGATGCGGCATACTTCAGACCAGAACCACCACCCATTTCTTT